TTTTTGGATTAGTTAAAAACCTTATAGACAAAGATCCGGCTTTACCGCCAGAAGATAAAGAAAAAGCTTTATTATTATTACAACAAGATATAGTTGAAATGAAAGAAATAAGTAAACGTTGGTCGAGCGATATGAAGAGCGATTCATGGCTCAGCAAAAACACACGTCCAATGACTCTTATATTTTTAACTGTGTCTTTAATTGTTTTAATACTTTTAGATAGTGGAAATATAGGATTTGGAGTTGATGAAAGTTGGGTAGATTTATTAAAATCTTTACTCATAACAGTTTATGTAGCTTATTTTGGTTCGCGAGGGGTGGAAAAATTCAAAAAAATGAGTGATAATAACTAAGAGTATTATATTAATTAAATCCAATTAAATGAAAAATCTATTATTAAGTGCGTTAATACTGTTTAGTATTAGCATTCAAAGTCAAGACTTTAGCGAAAAACTAAAAGGAGTTTGGTCAAGTGACGCGACAAGTTATTATGTAGTTATACTGCATAATGAAAAAGAATTTAAATTTACTAATTTCTCTTTTGCAGATAACAACACTATAGAAGAAACAGTTGTTGAACAAGGAAATGATTATGTTAAAACAAAAATTTACAATCCTAAAAATGAATGGAAAGTATTTTTAACTTACAAGTATGTAGACAAAAACACTTTATCAGTAAAATTTGAAGGAAGTACCAATAGCACTTCTACATATAGAAGACATTGGGTAATGACAAATTAAATTAAATAAAATGAAAAAAATAAAAGAAATTACAAAAGAAGAGTTAACAAAAGTCAGAGATTTTCAATCAAAACTTTTTGAATTAACACAACAAATAGGATTAGCAGAAACTCAAAAACATGCTATACTTCATGAAATAGCAGGAGTTAATCAAGATCAAGATGCTGTTAAAAAAGAATTAGAAACTAAGTACGGTTCTATAAATATAAATTTAGAAGACGGTAGTTATACTGAAACCAAAGAAGATGAATAATGTAATTAGAAAAATAAGCATAGGTTCTGATTATAAAAACGAAGCAATGCATTATTCTGTAGGTCAACAAGTTTACGGTGGTCATGAAATATCTCACATACTTAAAGATGAGAAAGATAATTCTTATAATATACATATAAAAAAGAACAATGAGGTTTTGCCATGGAAAAAATTTAATTCAAACATGGCGATATCTATAGAGTATGATTTAGAATACTAATGAATAGTATATATGACTTTATTGTAGAACCTATAGGTGATAGGTATGATAATATAAAAACAGTAGGTGGTAAAGATTTAATACTTAATACTAAAGTTGAATCTTGGAAATTTGTTAATAGACTAGCAAAAGTAATTGCAGTGCCAATAGCTTTGCATACTTCTATAAAAATAGGTGATACAATTGTTGTTCATCAAAATATTTTTAGAAGATTTTATAATATGAAAGGCGAGCAAAGCAATAGTAGGTCTTATTTTAAAGATAATTTATATTTTGCTTCTGTTGATCAGATTTATTTATATAAAAACCATACTACTTGGAAATCTTTTGGAGATAGATGTTTTATTGTACCTTTAAAAAATTCTGATTCTTTAAGAAACAGAAAAGAACAACCTAGTGTTGGAATAGTTAAAATTGGTAATAGTGTATTAGAAGCATCTAATATTAACAAAGGGGATACTATAGGTTTTATACCTGGTGCTGAGTGGGAATTTATTATAGACGATCAACGTCTTTATTGTATGAAATCAAATGATATTGTAATTAAATATGGAAATAAAGAAAACCAAGAGGAGTATAATCCAAGCTGGACAAGTAGCGGTTGAAGAATTAATAAAAGTAGCTAAAGAGCCTATAATTGATTCTGACGACGATATATCAGCTGATAGATTAAAAAACGCAGCTGCAACAAAAAAATTATGTGTATTCGATGCTTTTGAAATATTAAATAGAATACAAGAAGAGCAAGATATGCTAGATGAAAAGCCTAAAGAAGTTAAAAAAGAAACTACGTTTCGTGGTTTTGCTGAAGGAAGATCTAAATAATGTACGAGCAAACTTTATATAAAATACTAGACGACCATATAAAACCTAAGATAATTAAACAATTAAATAGGTATAAAAAATGGGAGTATGGTTATAACGCAGAGCATGATATTGTAGTTATTTCTAAAACTGGTAAAATAGGAGAAATATACGAAATACAAGGTTTAAAAATAGCATTACCTAAAGCAGAAAAAGTTCATATTTTTGAAAAAGATAAATGGACACCTTTTGCATATCCTAAAGTTTTAAGTAAAATTAAAACAGTATTTGATTGGAGAGAATATCCTGTTGAGTTTAAAGAAAAATATTACGATTATATTGATAATGAATTTAATAGAAGAGAAGAAGGTTTTTGGTATGTAAACAAAGGTGTTTCTACTTATATTACAGGAACTCATTATATGTATCTACAATGGTCAAAAATAGATGTTGGCCAACCAGATTTTAGAGAAGCAAATAGATTATTTTTTATATTTTGGGAAGCGTGTAGAGCTGATGATAGATGTTATGGTATGTCTTATTTAAAAAATCGACGTTCTGGATTTTCATTTATGGCTTCAGGTGAAACTGTTAATATGGCAACAATATCTACAGATGCTAGATTTGGTATATTATCAAAATCAGGTGCTGATGCTAAAAAAATGTTTACAGATAAGGTAGTACCAATATCGGTTAATTATCCATTTTTCTTTAAACCGATACAAGACGGTATGGATCGACCGAAAACAGAGTTAGCTTATAGAGTGCCAGCTTCTAAATTTACAAGAAGAAGTATTGTATCTACAGAAAAAAACGAAGAACTTGCTGGTTTAGATACTACTATTGATTGGAAAAATACTGGAGATAATGCTTATGATGGTGAAAAACTAAAGCTATTAGTACATGATGAAAGTGGTAAATGGGAGAGACCAAACAATATATTAAACAATTGGCGAGTTACAAAAACTACACTTAGATTAGGTTCTAGAATTATAGGTAAGTGCATGATGGGATCAACATCAAACGCTTTAGACAAAGGAGGTGCTAATTTTAAAAAATTATACAATGACTCAGATGTTACAAAAAGAAACGCAAATGGACAAACACGTTCAGGACTCTATTCTTTGTTCATTCCTATGGAATGGAATTACGAAGGATACATTGATTCTTACGGGCATCCTGTCTTCGACACACCAAAAGACCTTGTTAAAGGGCCTCACGGAACACCAATTACAATTGGGGTTATTGAATACTGGCAAAATGAAGTTGATGGTTTAAAGCAAGATCAAGATGCTTTAAATGAATTTTACAGACAATTTCCAAGAACAGAAGAGCACGCTTTTAGAGATGAAGCAAAGTCTTCGTTGTTTAATTTAACTAAAATATACGAACAAATAGACTGGAACGCAGATATAAAAAGATCATCTGTTATAACACAAGGTAGTTTTCAGTGGACAGGAGGTATTAAAGATACTACTGTTATATTTGTGCCAAATAAAAATGGAAGATTTTTTGTTTCATGGGTTCCACCTAAAAGATTACAAAACAATGTAATAAGTAAGTTAGGTAATAAGTATCCTGGCAATGATACTTTAGGAGCTTTTGGTTGTGATAGTTATGACATATCAGGAACTGTTGACGGTAGAGGATCTAACGGATCTTTACATGGGTTAACTAAATTTAGTATGGAAGACGTGCCACCAAATCATTTCTTTTTAGAGTATATAGCTAGACCACAAACAGCAGAGATATTTTTTGAAGATGTTTTAATGGCTTGTATTTTTTACGGCATGCCAATACTTGCAGAAAACAACAAACCTAGATTGCTGTATCACTTTAAACGTAGAGGTTATAGAGGTTTTGCAATGAATAGACCAGATAAAATTTACAATAAATTATCAATAACAGAAAGAGAAATTGGTGGAATACCTAACTCTAGTCAAGACATAATACAATCGCACGCTGCTGCTATAGAAAGTTATGTAGAAAGTTATGTTGGCCTTAGAGATGATAACACATATGGAGACACATATTTTCAAAGAACATTAGAAGATTGGGCTAAATTTAATATAAATCAAAGAACAACACATGATGCTTCTATTAGTTCTGGCTTAGCTATAATGGCTTGCAATAAAAACAAATATAGACCTGTTCCACAAGTAGTAAGAAAAAATTATGATTTAGGAATAAAAAAATATGATAATAGTGGGTTATTATCTAAAATGATAGATTAAATGAGAAAAGTATATACTAACGGTAATAGCATTTTTCCTAGCCAAGTGGTTAGCGACGCTGAAAAAGCATCCTTAGAATATGGCGAGCAAGTTGCTCAAGCTATAGAACAAGAGTGGTTCAACGTAGGTAGAACAAATGGCAATAGATACCTAACTACATGGAACAATTACAATAGACTTAGATTATATGCTAGAGGTGAACAACCTACTCAAAAATATAAAGATGAATTATCTATTAACGGTGATTTGTCTTATCTTAATTTAGACTGGAAACCAGTACCTATTATCTCAAAATTTGTAGATATATTATCTAATGGTATTTCTAATAAAGATTATGATATAAACGCATACGCACAAGACCCTGCTTCAGTTCAAAAACGAACAAATTACGCGGAATTATTAGCTCAAGATGTATTTGCTAGAGATACCATGAAGCAAATAACAGCTGTGCTAGGCAAGGAACTTTATAACACTAATGTACCAGAAGATAAACTACCACAAACACCTGAAGAATTAGAACTTCACATGCAATTAACTTACAAGCAATCTGTAGAGATCGCTGAAGAAGAAGTTATAAATCAGGTATTAGATACTAATAAGTGGGATTTAATTAGACGTAGAGTAAATTATGATTTAGTAACATGTGGTATTGGAGCTGTTAAAACAGATTTTAATGTATCAAATGGTATAACAATTGACTACGTTGATCCTTCAAGTTTAATATACTCTTATACAGAAGATCCTAATTTTGAAGATATATATTACGTAGGCGAATTAAAGCCTCAAACATTACCAGAAATAGCTAAGCAATTTCCAAATTTAACTGATGAAGTATTAGAAAGAATACAACAAAATCAAGGAAACCAAGAAAGTAAATATGGTTTTGGAAATCAAGCTTGGGATTCAAATAGTATTCCTTTATTATATTTTGAATATAAAACTTATAGTCATCAAGTATTTAAAATAAAAGAAACTGAAAGTGGTCTACTAAAAGCAATTGAAAAAACTGATACTTTTAATCCACCTGAAAATGATAATTTCGAAAGAGTAGGTAGAACTATAGAAGTTTTATATAGAGGAGTTAAAGTTTTAGGTGCTAATATATTATTGAAATGGGAAATGTGTCCTAACATGACTAGACCTTTTGCTGATACAACTAAAGTAGAAATGAATTATGCTATATGCGCGCCTAGAATATACAAAGGACGTATTGATTCAACTGTAGGTAGAATAACTGGTTTTGCAGATATGATTCAATTAACTCATTTAAAGCTACAACAAGTTATTGCAAGAATGGTTCCAGATGGCGTGTTTTTAGACATGGATGGTTTAGCTGAAGTTGACTTAGGAAACGGAACTAATTATAATCCTCAAGAAGCTTTAAACATGTATTTTCAAACAGGTTCTGTTGTAGGTAGATCTTTAACTCAAGATGGTGATCCTAATAGAGGTAAGATACCTGTTCAAGAATTATCTACTGGTTCTGGTCAAGCTAAAATACAAAGTTTAATATCTACTTATAATTATTATTTACAAATGATAAGAGATGTTACCGGTCTTAATGAAGCTAGAGATGGTAGCACGCCAGATAAAAGCACATTAGTAGGTTTACAAAAACTTGCAGCACAAGCTTCTAACATAGCAACTAAACATATAAACAATGCTAGCTTGTATTTAACTTTAAGAATATGTGAAAATATATCTAAAAAAATAAATGATATGTTAGATTATCCTTTAACAGCTAATGTATTAAAAAATAGTATTTCAACATTTAACACAGAAACTTTAAAAGGATTAGAGCAAATAAATCTACATGATTTTGGTATATTTTTAGATCTTGAACCAGACGAAGAAGAAAAAGCAATGTTAGAACAAAACATACAAGTTGCTTTAAGTTCTGGAGGAATTGATTTAGAAGACGCTATTGAAATACGCCAAGTACGTAATTTAAAATTAGCCAACCAAATGCTTAAAATGAAACGTAAGCAGAAGCAACAATACGCTAGGCAAATGCAAGCAGAGGCTTCTCAGCAACAAGCGCAAGCTCAAACTCAAGCTAGTCAAGCAGCGGCAGAGCAAGAAGTTCAAAAGCAACAAGCTTTAACTTCTGAAAAAGTAAGCTTTGAACAAGCTAAATCTCAGTTTGAAATACAACGCATGCAAGCAGAAGCTCAAATAAAAAGAGAGTTAATGTCTGAAGAATTTAACTACCAAGTACAATTAGAGCAAATAAAAATGCAAGCAGAAACTGGTCGTGAAAAAGAAATAGAAGATCGTAAAGATAAAAGAACAAGAATAGCAGGATCACAACAAAGTGCTATGATAGATCAAAGAAAAAATGATTTATTACCTACTAATTTTGAACAACAAGGGCAAGTGGAAGACCAATTTCCAGTTGCTTAATTATTAATTATTTAATTATATTATATTATGGCTGAAGAAGCAAAAGAACCTGTTAAGCAGGAAGGTGACTTTAAAATAAAGTCAAAACCTAAAAGTAAAAAACCAAAACAATTAGCAGTTTCTGAAAAAGAAATAGCAAAAATTGATTTATCTAAACCAGAAGCACAAGGCGAAGTACAACCAGCTGTTGCTAAAATGGATTTAACTAAAGAACCTGAAACTATTAAAAAAGAAGTACCGGTTGTTGAAATTAAAGAAGAAGTAAAAGAAGAAACACCTATACAAGTAATTGAAGAAATTACAGAAAAGGTAAAAGAAACTCCTATACAAGAAAAAACTCCTTTAATTGAAACTCCTAAACTACCAGAAAACGTAGAAAAACTTGTAAAGTTTATGGACGAAACTGGAGGTACTGTATCTGATTACGTTGAATTAAATAAAGACTATAGTTCTTTAGACGATAATCAAGTATTAAAAGAGTTTTACAAAAAAACAAAACCACATCTAGACAGTGATGACATAGGTCTATTATTAGAAGACTATCAGTTTGACGAAGATTTAGATGAGGCAAAAGACATACGAAGAAAAAAACTAGCTTACAAAGAAGCTGTTGCTCAAGCAAAAAATGATCTTACTAAAATGAAAGATCAATATTATGCAGAGATAAAAAACAGACCTGGCGCTAACCCAGAACAAGCTAAAGCTACAGATTTTTTTAATCGTTATAATAAACAGCAAGAAACTATAAAGCAATCGCAAGAGCTTTTTAAACAACGTACTAATGATTTGTTCGGATCAGAATTCAAAGGTTTTGATTACTCTGTCGGAGACAAAAATTTTAGATACAAATTAAAAGATCCTGCGCGTGTTGCCGAGACTCAGAGTAATATTGAAAACTTTGTTAATAAATTTATTGATAAAGAAGGAAATATTTCTGATGCCGCGGGTTATCACAAAGCTTTATATGCTGCGATGAATTCGGACAAGCTAGCTTCTCATTTTTATGAGCAAGGTAAAGCTGATGGCGTTAAAGCTGTCGTTAAACAATCGAAAAATCCAGCTACAGACACACCTAGGCAGGTTGCCGGAGGAGATGTTTTTGTGGGTGGAATGAAGGTAAAGTCTATTAGTGGATCTGATTCGTCAAAATTGAAAATAAAAAAACGAAAATTTAACAATTAAAATTTAGAAAAAATGGCTTTAAACCCACAATTTGGTACTATAATACCAAGTCAACAACAAGAGCTTTTACAATCTAACTATTTACAGTGGACAGATGCTGGAGCTGCTAACTTTGCAGATTTTGCACAGCAGTATTTACCAGAAATCTACGAAGCTGAAGTTGAAAGATATGGTAACAGAACCTTATCTGGATTCTTAAGAATGGTTGGAGCAGAGCTTCCAATGACAAGTGACCAAGTAAT